TAGGCTTCAAGACAGGTATTCAGTTTCCTGATGGCGGCATCTCCATCGGCTGCGATCTGGAGAAGATCGGCAGCGACATCAACCGATCCACCAGATTCGGCTCTTGCTTCTCCGCTGTCACTTCCGCTGGCAGCGGTGGCGGTTTCGGACACTGCGAATGATGGTTGCGGAATAAATTGTTCAAGCAAACCGCCTGGGCGCTGTCCCATACTGGCGGCGCCAATTTCTTGTCCAACTATGCGAGGCACTTTGCCAAGTAATTTGTTTATGCCAAGAAACTCCATTGCTGGAGCGACATTGAGTAGTGCGCCAACTGGATATGTTGACTCAGCCGCTTGCAATACTTGCTGTCTTTTCGGATCGAATACGCTGAACTGGTTAGCGACTTCATATGGGTTTTCTTGCAGCAATCCGCTGAATGCGCCATATGTCCTTGGGTCTGGCAAATCCTGCACATTACGCTGTGCAGCCAGTGCTCTAGACTTTGCGCCTTGGCGCTGTATATTGGGATTGATAAAACCGATTTGATCTGCCATGATTTATTGTCCTTGCGTTGCACCAATGGTAGTGCCATATCCGAGTTGAATTGCTTTCTCGCGGAGTGACTTTGCCAGCGGCTCGACTTTGGTGATGTTCGCCTTTGCCATCATCATGGCGGCCATCTTGGGGTCAAGCATTGCCTGCACCAGCAACTGCTGAATCTGCTCATCAGGCAGCTTGTACAAGAAGTCCAAAGGCCGAGTCATTGTTCGCAGTGTGGTGTTGGTAGCCATGGACTCGCTGAACACTCGCCCGATCAGGTTGCCCATGCTCATGTTCTTGAATGTGTCAGAGCCTGGCGGCTTCACACCTGGCGCAGTCGCCGCCATGCCACGGTTGATCTCGTCAATGATGTTGTCTAAGCGCGTCTGCGCTGGGATAGACAGCTTGAGATCAAGTTCCTCTGCCTTGTTTGCCAGTTGACGGCGCAAACTACCAGCGGCCAAGACAGGCTCACCCGTCATCAGGTTTGGCTGGCCGGTGGTGACTCTGCGCTCAATCTCTTGCAGCATCTTCATCTGATCAATCGGGCCGGACATCTTGGAATACTTGCTCATGTAGTCTTTGAAGCCAGGCGCTGCCGCGTCAATCACATCATCAACCGCTGCAATGACTTGCTTGAGTTGGCCGCTGGCCAAGCGCAGGCTTGGATTCTCTTGGTTGTACTTGCCTTGCGCGGCAGCCGCCAAGTCCTTGCGGATTTCGTACAGCTCCATCGGAGACTTTGCGCGAGCCACTCGATCAGTCGCAAACTTCATGGCGGTTTCAACATCCTGACGCACACCGACAGGACTCTTCATCACATTGTCGATGGCCTGATTCACCACCAGCTTGATGCCGGTCTGAAATGTCACAGGGTCAACCGTCACACCAGCAAAGGCCTGCTCACGCAGTGGCTTGGTGACATCAGTGCGCTTGAGTTCGGCCACGGCCACCGAGCCAGGTTTGCCGGAGAGCTTGCGAAAGCCTTCAAGCAAAGCCTGCTGATTGGCAGATAGTCGGCTTGGGAATGCGCCAGTTTGATCCAAGGCTCTGATGGCAGTCTCTGCAGAGGCCAAGCCAGGATCGAACGCTGTGGCGGCTGTGGTGGGTTGCACGCCTGGCACAAGTGGCTCGGCTCTGCTCAGATTCTGTCGTGCTCGTTCAGGGTTTGTCGCCAAACGATTCAGCAAGTCACCGACAATGGTTTCTCTACCGGCTTGCGTGAATGGTTGCACCATTGACACAGGAGCTGCCAAAGCGCGTTGTGTGGTGGATAGAGTTGGACCGCCAGGCGCAGTCATGCCAGCCAGCATCGCACCGCCCATTTGCAGAGAGGGTGGCGCACCACCCTCGCGCAGTGAACCGGCTGCCGCTGATGATGCAGTGGCCGCCGCAGCCTGTGCGCGTGGATTGGTTGCCAACATCTTCAGGAATTCTTGCGCCGTCATTGTTGTGGCGGCAGGCAGTGCTTCTCTTGCAAGATTGGCTGCACCGCCAACACCATAGCCAGCAGTGCTGATGTCTTGCACGACACGCTCTGTTGGTGTTGCAGGCTCTGGAAAACCCATCGCTGATAGCGTTCTTGGCACTGCCTGCGTCATTGTTGGCAGTGTTGATCCAGTGGCAAGGTTGTACAAGTTGACGGCAGGGTCAACCACCAGAGGCAGCATACCGCCAGCCGTTAATACAGACTGCGCCATGGGGCGTACTGATAGACCGGCTTGGCGTGTCAACTCGCTAGTAATGCTTGGCTGTGCCTTTGGTGCTGGCGCTGGCGCTGCGGCTTGAACCATTCTGATGTAGTCAGCCAAAGCCTGTGCTGACTCAATGTCACCAGCCGCGTCAGCAGCCGCCAAAGACTTATACAGATCATCAATAGTTGGATCAGCCATTATTGTGTCCTTGGTGGATATTTGTTCAATATATTTTGAATAACTGGCGGTGTTGATACCACTGGCGATGGCATTGCAGTCGGCGTGTATGACTTACCAGCAGACTTTTTCATAGCCTCAGTAGCAATTTGTCGTGCTCTTGCTTTTTGCGCGATGACGGCATCACTGTCGTTGATTTGTGGGAAATAGGTTTGATATTCTTTCGCCATCTCATCAACGCCAATTGCAGCGCCTGACTCTTTACGCAACTTGGCGCGAATCCACGCTTGCGCCGCTTGTTCATATTGTTGAGTGGCAGCGGGTTGCACAAGTCTTTTTGTAACATCACCGACAAAAGGAATTGATCCTGCAACTCCACTGCCAGCGCCTGGCTGTGATCCGACAGGTAGCTGACTGATGACGGCCTCGGCATTTTCCATTTGGTTTGCAAAGCCAGCAGCGTTTGCTTCACCTTCAGTTGGCTTTGGTGGTGCTTTACCTTTGAGAAGCACACCGCCAGGACCAGTGACAGGTATTGCCGGCAAGCCAGGCACTTTAGGCACATAGAACACGCCATCCTCATTTTCAACGCGCTCATACTGGCCACGCTTGAAATCAGCTTCAGAAAGGTTTAATCTACGCGCTTCCATATCAACTCGCTGGCGCTCTAACTTGAGTCGCTCAACATCCATACCAAGGCGCTTGGCTTCCATCTCTAAACGCTGTTGCTCGGCTGGCGTGATGCCTGTACCGTATGTTTCACCGCCAACTAGTTTTGATTTGTCAATTGCAACGATACGGCCATCAACATTTTGCAAAACAACTTCGCGCTTTGGTCCAAAGCCTGGCAGTGTTCTGATCTCGCCATCTTCAAATTGCTGGATCATCACCGGCTTGCCTGACTCGTCAACAACTTCAAATGGCTGACCTGTGACTTTGACTTTTGGCATCAACTTCTGCGCCATGTCAAAGAATTTAGATGCTTGATCAGGATTTGTGGCGGCATAAAGGTCTGCAAGATTCATGTACTGTTGAGCCTTGAATTCGTTTGCGCTCATACCAGCTGGGGGTTTTTGTCCCATGTATTGGCGCACATCTGCTTGCATTTGTTTTTGAGTTTTAAACTCATCCAACTTCTGCTTAGTCAGCATCTGCTCAATGGCATTCTTCTGTGCGCCTTGATAACCGGCAGTGCCAGCCTCATACGCGCTGCCAAGTGCTTGGCCAATTGAAACAGGCTGGGTTGTCCATCCGCTGTTCTTCAGCAGCGACATGGCCGCACTCATCAGTGCCTGAGACTGCATTTGCTTTTGCTGATCTCTGCTTAGATACTCGTTTAAGCCTGAGTCAGCACCGCCAAACAGTAAGCCGCCAAGGTTTGATGCAAACGATGATGGTGCGACATTTGATGTTGGCACTTGGAAGTCGGAGTAAGGCACTGCCGCTGGATTGGCAAGGTTTCTAATCCTTGTTGGCTCGGCATAATTCTGAGCCAACATCTGTTTGAATTCTTCATCGGTCATATATCACCTCATCCAAGTAAGCCGCCACTGCGTACACCGTACATCTTCATCAGTTCTTCATAGTTCTGATTGCTGCCCATGGGCAACTCTACTGGCTTCATTTGTGGTTGTTGCTGTTCTTCTTGTTTCCCAAGAAGTGAACCCATTGATGTAAGCGCAGATTTCCAATCAAAGCCAGCAGGCATCTGACCAAACGATGATGGTGGGTTGATGCCTGTGCCGGTTGCTGAATCAGCATATGTATTTCTTGGCATCGTCATACCAAGATTCATGCTTGGCTGACCACCATACAAATCCATGCCTTGACCCATTGACGGTTTACGCATACCACCTGCGGCATTACCACCGCCAAATAAGTTCGTTAAGTAGTTCATCCGAATGCTCCAAGAACGCCACCGGCAAGAGCACCCCATGGCCCAAACTGTGCACCAGCCGCAGCACCGCCAAGTGCGCCAGTTAGCACATTCTTACTTGTCGGCTGACTTGATGTTGATGTCGATCCAAGATTTGCTGGCTGTGCGCCCATGGCTGATTGCTCAATAGCCAGACGCTGCAATGGCAGATTGCGCTGTGCATCCAAGCCCAACTGTGCAAACTGTTGGCGAGTCAATCCAAGATTCATGGCGTTTTGAAAGCCACGCGTATTGATGTCACGCGCTCCCGCTGCCAACTGTGCGGCTTGGCCATAACCGGCAGACCGCAACTGTCCAGCGGTGCGTGCGGCCTCTTGCAGTGCCGCTTCATTGGTCAGTGCAGACTGCACGCCATAGCGTGAGCCGCCAAAGGCTTTTGCTTGTGTCGCTCTGTTTGCATCTTGCAATGACTGCATTTGGCGTGAACGCTCAATGTCTTGCAATGATTGCTGAACAACTTGATCCTCGTATGGGTTTTGAAACGCCGCAATATCTTCAGCGCCAAAGGGATTCATGCTGAGTTCATACAAAGCCTTTTCACCAGCCTCATAGCGTGGATCAAATCCAGCAAATTGCTGTGGGCCAAGACCCGCAGCCGTTGAACGCGCTAAATCCAAATTCTGCTGATACGCTTGCATCGCATATGGATTGATCGTAGTTGTTTGCGTTTGCGTTTGTGGTTTTCCACCCTTAGACATAAGTCACCCCATAAGTCTTTGCACATTACGAACCACTTTGGCTCGTATCCCCTGTCTCTTAAAAATGTCCTCTCCCAACCCTTACGGCCAGCGAGAGACACTCGGCTGCAACCTTCACTCTTCCCCCACGATTCGATGATAGGTTGCATCAATCGGAGTTCATCTAGGTCGCCGCCAGCAAGGAAGAAGTGCAAATCCTTTAACTGCGGGTAGACAATGATCTCTGTCACTATTACTGAATCAAGACCTGGCCAGAGCTGGAAATGCCCTTTTCCAATGCCTTCAGCAATATCCTCAACACTGTGACTGCCTCCAGCGTATTCTAGTGCCGCAGCCACATGATGGCGCAGTCTCTCAAACTCTGCCTCGTCAATCAACGCTTACCTGACGCAATAGCATCAACTCTGGTCACGCCAACACGCCAATCTTCCAGCACAGCGCCTGTGTAGCGAATCTTGACCTGACGGCCAGAGAACCGCGCATCTGTGGGCTGTGACGCTGAATACGGCCCGTGTGTCGTTTCCACTGATGTCGGATACATCCGAGACTTGAAGCTGATCTGCACCTCGCCCAGCGTCATCTCGTCCGGTATCACCTGACGCACCGACATGATGTTCTCTCCCACACCAATCTCGTATGGTCCAGACTCAGCATAAACAGAGCCACCGTCATAGCCAAATCCCACCTCATGCTCGTAGATGTAGCCTGATGCGTCCACCATGATGGGATTGAGATACACGCCACGGTCTACGCCAGCAGTGCGCCCCAAAGTGCCAATATTCCAATGGCCTTCGCGGTAGTTGTAGATGACATAGGAGTCAACTTCATTGCTTGAGCTTGATGGGTAGAACCACCAGACTTCACCATACTTGCTGTTGTGTACAGCATAGACTTTGCTGGCTTGGTTGTAGTTCATGTTGCTGAACACATAGTCAGAGACATCGCAAGGCAATGGCTTGACATAACCGTCAAATATCCAGAATCCTGATCTGCTCATCCACATGGCGGCAGAGTCGATGGCGGCCACAGACTGACTCGATATCACGCCACAGCCTGAACCGGCACGCTCAAAGCTGTATACATAGGGTAGGCCGACATAAGTCGCGGTGTGGACATCAACATCAGTGAACAGCAGATTGATGCCTCTGACGCGCTTTCCGCACTTCAGTGAGCCAACCGTGTTCAGTTCAAAGTCACCGGCCTGATTGGTGGCTGCCGCCGTCCATGTCGTGTTGTCCTCTTGGTCTGACCACTTCACCAGACGCGGATTGCTGGACGCACCCAAAGCAAACAGGAATCGCTCGGCAGTAGACAGCAAGGCAGCGCAGCCGGTTGGCGCGTTGGTGATGGCCACCGCCAAGGTTGGCGTTGCAAATCCCAATTGCCATTCGTAGAGCTTGCCGTCAGTATCGGAACAAGCAACCAGATACTCGCCCCAAGTGTCCAGACTCCATGTGGTGGCAGGCGCTACTGATCCAGCGTCAGGACGCGCCACGCCATAAGCAAATGAGCCATAGGTGTTGTAGCCATAGCCTGTGCCACTGACGGCATCAGCGCGGCCAGATGCAATACCTGTTGGCGTGATCTCTTTGATCACATTGTTCTCGTCCATGGCGTAGAGCTTGGACTGCGTACCGGCAGCAATGTACCGCGCACCGGAATTCGTTCTCCAAGTCAATATGCCACGGCATAAGCCTGTCAGTGCGGTGGTTGACTTCTTACGCCAGCCGCCAATGGGACGCAATGTGTTTTCGTACCAACGCACAAGATTTGCGTCATACCAGCGTCCGGCAGACTGATACTCAGTACCGTTGCGATACACGCCAGCAGGGATTTTGAGAGGTATGAGTGCCATGGCTGAATTATGCTGTTTCTACTGACAGATTGGACACGAATGACATTGTGGCAATCACTGACGGAACTGCCGGTCTGGTGGGCGTACTGCTGGTGGCATAGTGCTCAATGCTGACACCAACATCTGATGGCCGCCACATGATCTCTACATAGTCATTGGCCGCCAGACTGACAAAGAAGTTCAGCGCAGCAATTACATGAGATGGATCACCTGAAGATTTCCTTGCAGGCATACCAAATCTGCTGTTTGAATTGTCAATGTTTGTGCCGTTCTTCCTGAACCACACATCCGCATCTTGCGTGTCGTTGGTGGTGTTCGTAAACTGAATGCTGAATTGCAAGTTGTAGATTCCAGCCTGCGCCACATTGAGCCTTGACGAATTCGACAAGGTAACGCCATTGCTGAAGTCGGTGGTGTCAAAGGTGACGGCGTAGGCTGTGGTGGTGTTGGCCGCAGTCTGGTCTGTGGAGTCCTGAAACGCACCATAGGGATTGTTGATCCACTTGCCACCACGCCTGCCGAACAACGCTGAAAACAACGCTGTGAGCTTGCTGAAGTAGGTATTCAAGCCGCCAAAGGATTGCGTGAAGAAACCCTGATCGTAGGCAACATCAGCCGCGCCGAGGTTTGGCGGTGTAGGTGGCGTTATCTGCTGATCAAGGTTAAGTGCCATGGTTTATGCCACCAAGCCGTTCAAGTAGGTAGTCTTACCGGCAACCTTGGTGGCGGTCAACTCTTGCTTCTTCAGGTTGTTCGGGTCATAGCTGACATGAACCCATCCGCTGTCGGGAATGCCTGGCGTGTAAAACTCCAAGATCAACTGCGTGTATTCCAAGTTGTCCATGATCCACTGTGCGAGGTCAGCGTTGGCCACGCCAGGTATCTCAATATCAGCCGCCATACCCTTGCAATGGTCAGAGGTCTTAGAGCCTCCAACAGCCGCATTTGACTCCGGTGAACGGTAAGCCGAATTCACCTTCACGCCTTTGCCGTAATGGTCACGCACCGGCTGCAACACCTTCTCGCACAGCAGTCGCAGATTCTCGGTGGCCTCATCATCTGGCGTATTGTCAAAGCCCATCCGCAATGCGGTTTCTGATTTGGTCAGTTCATGCAGAGAGAAGTTGGCGGTCAAGTTCATTTGGTGTTCCTTATGGTTTCGTAGGCTTCAAGACAGGTATTCAGTTTCCTGATGGCGGCATCTCCATCGGCTGCGATCTGGAGAAGATCGGCAGCGACATCAACCGATCCACTAGATTCGGCTCTTGCTTCTCCGCTGTCACTTCCGCTGGCAGCGGTGGCGGTTTCGGGCACTGAAACGCTTGGGCAGGCGGTTGCTTTTGTAGGAAGCCGCAGCTTGAGAGCACCAGAGTTGAGATCAGCACGCAACTGATTTTCTTTAGCCTTTGCAACATTGTTCGCCTTTCGTAATGTGTCACCGTATGTCTGCGCTACCTTTGCCATCGCTTGCTCAGTCTCACGCGCCTTGGCGTTGAGCGCAGCAATCTCAAGCTGTTGGCGCTGGTACTCTGAATCCTTGCCCTTGTAGTATCCACCACCAAAGGCTGAAAGCACCGCCATGACGATGCCCAATAACACCCAAGGATTTAATAGACTCATGGTGCTGGCGGCTCGTTGTCGTTAGCCTCTGCCTTGGCAACTGCATTGGCCACGGCTTTGACACCAGATCGTCCTGCAACACCACCAAGCACACCAGTGATGAATACCATGATGGTGGAAATCTGGCTTGTGTAGACCTTGTCAATTGCCGCCATCTGACCATTCATTGGTTGCGTCACATAGGTCACAGAGTACAAGAACATGGCCATTGCACCAAGCAGAATGGTCACCAAGATAACGATCACAAAAGCCCAAACACGAATCTCGATTTCTTCGGCAGTCATACGGCTTGATTTATTCATCACGACAGTTGGCATTACTTCTTCTCCTGTTCGGTTTTAACAAGTTGCTCTGGACAAGTCGCTGTGGCGGTGCAGATGGGTGGCTTGCACTCGTCAAGCTCCCAATTCTCAGGGTCTTGACATGGGTATCTGAATCTGTCTTCGCACCCTGTCAAACACAGGATTGTCATCAAAAGAATTAGGCTTTTTGTCACGCTTGTCCCTTTCAATCTCTCGGCGCAATTTTTCCACTTTTTCGGTCTGCTGTTTCACTTCTGCTTTTTGAGTCAGAACCTCTACATACAAAAATGCGAGCAACGGCAACATCAGCGCCACCAATACTACGGCAGATATCCACCCCAAGACACTCATTGCAGTATCCTCGCCTGACTCAGCCACACGAACCATGTCCAGAGGTACAGGATAAGAATAAATGTCAGGACGCTTAGTCCCGCTTTTAGCCTTTGGCTTGCTTCCCTTTGCTGCCGTTGCCATCTTTCCCTCTTCGCTTTCGCTTCTTGCGCCAGCCTTGCCGCCTCCTGTTCAGCGCCAACAATCTCATGCATATCCATGACCTTAGAGTACAGAGCACCTAGTTCCTGTGGGGCGTTCCAGGTCATCGCCATGCGTATATCTTCCACCAATTTGTTCATCTGATCCTGCGCCCTCACACGCTTGATGGCGGCCTCAAAATGATTTTGTGTTGGATCGTAGACTGTTCTGGACTTTTCCTCTTCCTCCCGAATGTGATCTGCGAGCTGCTGCTGTATGTGGAAAAACTGAATTAATTGATCCACGACAGAATTCAAAATCTGCTCTTCATCAGCCGCAACGAATTTCTCTTTCTTCTTTGCGGCTGGCTTGGCTTGTTGTTGGTGTTGTGATGGTGTGGGTTTGCTGGAGAAAAATTGCAACAACTTCTTCCAGAACCCTTGCACCTCTTTGCCGATCTCCATCACCTGATCGGCTGTGGCTTTTATTTCTACAAACTGCGTTTTTGCGGAACGATACAAATCACACCCAGCCTGTATCTGCTTACAGATACCGGCGGCCATAAGGCATAGCGTGATCGGATCAATTTCACCCGCCTATGAGCTTGCTGATCATCGTGCCAACAAAGCCTGGTCCGAGCAACACTGCGCCAATCACGATGTAGAGCAGATACTCAATGCGCGTCATGCGCTTGTCGCCTTCGACAAATGCTTTCTCTATCGCGGCATATCTCTCAGCGCAAACAGCCTCATGCACAGCGAATTCCTTTTCTACTTCGTTCATGGCATGGCTGCTTTAATTGCGTCAGTGGTGGCCGCAGCATCAATCGCTGTCTGCATGGCGGCATATTTATCACGCACAGCTTGCCTTGCCGTTTCAGCCGCTGTTGCTTCAGAGGGGATGCTTGCCTTGATGTCCAATGGAGCAAATTCAGCAGATCGTGCTTCTCTGCGCTTGTCGTGAGCAATGTTCTTGGCTTTGTTAATGTTAATAGTAAT